AGCCGTTGCACCAGCAGCGGAAGCCTGTACAGCAGTTTCTATGCCACCAGCCACATTTTTACCTACATCCCCTATTGCGTTTATAACGTCAGATGTGGCATCTATGGTTTCATCCATAAAATCGAGAGCCTTGCCAATTCCATTCGCTACGTCGTGCGAAAAAACAGCCGCAAGGTTCTTTGCTCTACTACCTACACCCTTAATAACGCCTCCTACAACTCTAAGATTAGAAGCAAAACGCTTGTATGCGTTCGTCGTTTGGTTTTGTGCACGCATATACCGCTGTTCTGCATTGTTCGCGTCATTAGTAGCCTTTCCTACATTCTCTTTAGCTTTATTCAGCCTGTCGTAAGCCTCTGTCTGCTCATTACATCCGTCTACGATTTCTCCATTCTCTACCTTTGTAAGGATTTCGTTGTATGCCTCCTGTGCGGCATTTCGCTCCTTAATGGCGACGGTCAAATTATCTTCGGACTGTTGCATTGCTGCGTATGCTTCTATCAGTTCGGTCTTTGCGGCGCTGATGTCTTTGATAGACTTATGTAGTGCGGCAAATGGGTTGCGGTTAGCTATCTCATCTTCCATATTCTTGATAGCTTCCTGATAGTCCTTTATCTCCTGTGTGGACATCGCATCCTTGTTCTGCTCGAAATATTGCTTTATCTTGCCGAGTGTAAATTCAAGCACGGGGAGAGCCTGTTTCGATAGGTCGCCGAAAACACCCTCCCAATTTATAGCTTTCTTAAATTTCTCGCTGCCGAGCTTTGAAAAGGCCTCCTCCATCTGTTTTAAAGCCTCCTCTTTAAACCCGTCAGGTAAGGTCGCGATTTTCTGCGTCCATACACGGAGTAGCTTTTCCTCTTTTTGTGCATCTGTGCCAAATTCATCAATTAGTGCATCAGTATAACGCTGCTGGGTACTCTCAATCGCTTTTTGTCCATTCGCGAGTATCTGCGCCCATACGCGCTCATATTCCGCAATGATATTTGGACTTTCTTTCTTAATGACTGCAATCCAATCCTTGATAGACTTCTTCCCGTCTACGGAATTAGCCCAACCGACTTCAGTCGCACCCTTTTTATTCATATATTGCGCTTTTGCAGCTTCTTTGCGCGCTTCGGCGAGTTTATCAAGCTGCTCATTCCATGCTTGCAGTTTTTGTCGTGTACCGCGGCGTATTTCGTTTAATTCACGCACAAGACCTTGTTCCTGTGCGTCGATAACGAGATTATTTAGCTCGTCATTGGCATCTTTGATGTACTTAGAGGCGGTCTTTCTATATTCCTCTATAGCTTTCTTTATTTCAAGTGCGGCTTTTTGGGGGTCGAAATCCTTGCCTTTTTTCAAAGTTGACGGGTCTACGTGCGGGTTGAGGTCGAAATTATCACGGATTTGCTGTGCTTCGTTCATCTTTTGCTTGTACGTAGTGAGCCACTTATTCATAGTTTCTTCCGCTTTCCCGATTTCCTGTTTGCGGTTATATTCATCAACTTGTCGCGTATTGTACCAATGATCGTAGTCACCTTTTGCTGCTTTATCTTTTACTTCCTGTAGGGTGATGTATGCTTCTGTATATTTCGTTAATATAGCTTGTGCCTCGGCTTCTTTTAGGAGCATATTGCAGTAGGCCTCTCCTTTCTCAATGAGCACTTTCTTCCATTGTGACAGGCTGTTGTAATACCCCATAGCCTCGCCATACTTGCTGTTTAGTTCCTTTACGAGCTGTTTTTCCTGTTCCTTTGTACCGTTAAACTTTTCGATACGTATTTTATAATTCTCTATTTCGAGCGAAGATTTTGCATAAGCCTCACGCCCTTTCGATAGTATTTCCTCCTGTTCCTTAAACTCTTCGTCGGCTTTGCTCGTCGTATCAAAGAGCTTCATCAACCATCCTGCCAACTCCCCTGCGAGTACTATCAGCGCACCGATACCTGTTGAAACAAGGGCGACCTTTAACCCTTTGAGGGCTAAAGAGGCGGCTTTTGTTGCGACTGTCTGTGCAACAGTTGCCACAGTAGCAGTCCTTGTAGCTGTTGCATTTGCGACTTGTGCCGTTGTCCAGGCTACTGTAGAGGTATTATTGGTCTGTTGCGCAGCCGTATCAGCCGTTGTGGCTACCGTATTGGCTTGCTGTGCCGCCGTGTTTACCTCTGTTGCAGCATTCTCCGCTTCCATAGCGGTTGCACCGTCTCCGATAAGTTTATTCCAAATCTTTTTTAGGCTGTTAAGCGTAACAAGTGAAAACGCACTGTCTTTGTTGAGCGTCTGTTGCACCTGCTGCAAGCCCATTGTGATTGCCATAACAGACTGCACACGGAGCATTATCTGCTGTAATTTCTCGTTCTCGCCGCCGAACAACCCGACTGCACCCTGTGCTATCGCCGCTGCCCCCGAAATGCCATTTAACCCCGATATAATACCTTGCAATCCCCTTTGGTCGTTAGCGAGGATCGTCGCTTGTGCCTGTGCGTCACCCCAAGCATCAGTCAATCGTCCAGCCTCTTCTTGTAATGCTTGATATGCTGCCGTACCGCGTTGTCCCGCAGCCTCCATTTCGACAAGTTCAGTCTTTATTTCGCGGAGACGCTGGCGAAGACTAATGTGTTTCTCCGCTGCTTGTTCTGCCGCAGCAGCCTCCTCTTTTAGGCGTTGGTCTTCTTTAAGCAGTTCATCAGCTGTTGCAGCGGCTTCTTTATTAACTTGCTTTCTCGCATTGATAACCTTTCTAATTGCCCGCTCTTGTTCTTGTAACGCTTTCGCTGTTTTATCATCACCTTTCATGAATGCAGCACCAGCAGCCTTATCCAATCGTTCGTATTCCTTTTCGAGTTCTTTAATTGCAAGCTCATTCTCGCCTACGACGCGGTCAATTTCAGTAAAGGCGGCATCGATACTTTCAAGCGTTGTGGGGGCATTAGAAACAATATCTATATTGATGGTTGGAATATTAGACAGCAGGTCACGGACTGCGGTACTCTGCCGCTCCGCCTCTTCATCAATACCATGCAAGATTTGATTAGCTTTTGCTGCATCCTGTTCGAGCTGCGAGTTATCGAGCCCTATGCCATAATATGATTTCCCGTTGTCATTTTCCATAATTTCGAAGTCTTTACTATTAATCGAATTGGTCGAATATCTCTTTTACCCTCTCTCTATTTTGGGGATCATCCACTTTGATAATTTCCTGTTCTTTCCCGTCTTTTCCTTTTCTCTTGCTGTTGTAGCTCGGTATGACTGCCCCAAACATTATCATGTTGGCATAGGACATATCATATAGTACATAATCAATAGGGAGGTTATAACCTTTCACTACGCCCGCTATGACTGCCCAGATGCTGTCGTTTCCACCACTTTCGTTGGGCGAAGAAGATTTATCTCTATCAGGAAAGTGGTAGTTCCGAAAAAATCGCCAAGGTTGAAATCTTTCAGTAACTCGAATATGAGTTTATTCAACTGCGCGGTATTGAGCTCTTCAAGTAGCCATTTCGATAGCTCTTCTTTACGGTCTACAGTCTCGTTTACAGAGCGTGTAAACAGCCCCAAGAAGTATTTTCTTTTCGTTGTAACGGTTTCTTTCAGCCCCTTTGCGCCAAGAATAAGGATAGCGGCAATATCGCCCAGCATACGGCAATCTTTTGCCACAAATAACACCTCTTCAACGATTTTCGCCTTATCAAGCTGTACCTGTGGTAAAAGCGAAATAGCCTCCGAAACGAGTATCAATGTTGAAACACTCGGAGGCGCAACCGTAAATGTCTTGTTACCTATGACGAATTCTTTTGGCTGTTGTAGTACAGTTTCGCCTACTCGTTGTTCAATAGTCTTTGTCATAATGAGAAATCATTTTATGAATTTTTGTTGCGGGGGAGGGAGTCGAACCCTCACTACCTGCCTTATGAAAGCAGTAAGCGGCCATCGCTTTGTCCCGCTGTGTAGAAAAGTGCGGGGAGGGTAAAACTCCCCACACCGATGATTAGGCCTCGTTTAAGCAGGGATTTGCAGAACATCGACCTGTGCATTCTTGCTATCAGCAGTGATGGTGACGATAGCCCTACGTGCCTCTGTTCCACTGTTTGCTGTTACCTTTACTGTGACAACTTTTGCAGCGACGGAAACTGTTGCCCAGCTTTCACTCGAAACGGCCGTTACCGTACCTGTTGCGGTAGCCGTAATGGTCTTACCTGTCGTGTCGGCCGTACTACCGAAGTAGAGTGAAGACTTATCAACAGTAAGACCATTCTCGGTGTACGGTTTAACGGTCTTACCTGCGGCGGGTTTCAAACACTTAGCCACGTAGTGTAGCATCTTGCCATCTGCCGCCGTGTAACTCTCTTCGACGCGGAGTGTGCAGCGATCAATTTGCATACCCTCACAGGCATCGTCTTCGGGGATGACACGGAAAGCGTGCTCGCCCTTGATGAAGCCATCTTCGTCCTCGAACGGACGCGGTTGCCCTTTCTTTACGAAGATGTCGAACTCAAACTGATAGGTATTCTTCCCCACGCGAGAATCAACCACTTCGCCGCCCTCTTCGTTAGCGGTTACCTCGTTCCCCGCAGTAGGGGTTACTTTCGTGGTGTCTTGCTTCGGCGTATCAATGGTTTGCCATGTACCCCCTGCAATAGGAGCACCGTTAACGGACTCCTTGTGCTGAATTTTGGGTTTTCCCCAAGATAGAATTGCCATAATCTTTCATTTTTTTAATTGTTATTTAATCTTTTTCAAAATACTCATAACCGAGTTTCACAACGATAAAGTGCTGATTGATGTCGGCTTCCTCCTCCGTATAGATGGTTTGCATCAGCTTGAACTTGTAACAGGACACGGCGGCTGTCAGGCTATCGACCCACGCCTGCGCGAGACGCTCCAACTCATCTGTACGCCGCCCGTCTTCAACAAGAACGCCGTTTTTGTAGGGGTCGATGTCGGGTACAAAGATATTCACCGTAACCACACCCGTTTGAATTTGGTCGGGAATTCCTGCCGTGAAAGTCACGATAGCATCTTCCAACCTACTGTCACGGGGACGGTATCCATTCCGGTAGACATCACCTGAAATCATCGTGTAAAGGGTGCTGCCCTTGAAAAGTCGGTAAATATCACCTTGTACCTGTTTGCCAGTCTTTGCCATTTTATATACTTATTACTTAAATCCAAGTTGTTGCAACATCTGCGGGACGAGTTTATCGGCGAGCAGTTCCGAACTGTCGAGGACATCGTAACCCTTTGCCGACACGTAGGAGGCGTAATTCATACCCGCCACAACGATAAGGACAATCCCATGTGGGAAATCCCGTACCAACTGCATAGCGTACTCCTTACCCCCTCTTGAACCCTCTCTGCCCTCTTTTACTGTGTCAAAAGAACTCATTTGTACTATTTCCCCGTCAACAGCAACGACATAACCGATACTGCTTCGGAGGTTGCCTGTTTGGTCTTTATAGGAATTTGTCAAGCGAGCCGCATTCAACACCTGTTCCCCAACAGCGCAGAGATTATAGACGAGAGCCCTTTTTATGGCTTCGACACGTCCCGCAATGTAGCGGTCTATCTCTGTCGTTGGAGTGAGACGTTTTATCGGCATCGCTTTTGATTGTTATTTTATCCGAATTTTGCCTGTGCCGGGCTTTCAATTCTCATTCGTATATTTTATTTGATTTGAGTTTTCAAGCCGACACAAGTTGTTTTTCGGGTTAAATCAATATCCTAATTTCACAAACAGCTTCCAATGGCTCGACTTGGATTATCGAAAACTCCCCGACAACGTTTCCCTTGCGGTCTTTCAACCGAAGTTGCTCTGCGTCGAACGGCTGCTCATCAATCAATACCGAATACTCGGCTGTCTTGAAGTGCTCGCCGTTTACCCGTCCGAGGTTGTTGTACTTGTTAGCCATGTACTGACAGGGTATCGGGGTGCCCCAATCGACAGAGGCTGGCTTCTGCGGATAACCCGTTGTTGGGTCTATGCCGCCTCCGCTCGTCTTCTGTTTTAGTTCGATGGTGCCGTTTTCAATAATCATGTGTCACCTGAATTACAATCTTGAACCTTTATATCCATAGATGGGCTTTGACGCTGCCGATACCTCGCCGCATTCATCATACAGGGCTTTCGCCTGATTGCGGAACTGCTGTCGTTGTTCATCTGTGAACGAGAACGACTGCCCGCCTTGTCCGATGTTCGGAGCGAGAGATAACCACAGGAGCAGGTCAGCCTTGGCGAGTTTGTACGCCTTACTAACCAATGCTTCCTGCGTTGCAGTATCTGTAAGCGCAACACCCCGTTTCTCCGCAGTCTCAACGAGTGTGCGAAGAGGTATAGGGTATGCGCTTACACCTTTAAGGGTTTCGAGGATTGTTGCCATAATCAATCAGCATTTAATCGTTACGTCCAATCCTGTGCATCGGTACGAACATACAGGTTACGATATGCCGTGTCAAACACAGGCACAGCGTCAGCCTGCCCAATGGTAACCTCACTCAAAGGCTCCGTCGTTCCATACTTCTTCACAATAGTGTGTGCACGCTCCGCACGGAGGATAAGTTCGTTATTCTCCTGCAAGACATCGTACTGCGTAGTGCCAAGACGCTCACTCTCTGCGAGAATGAGGCGGCGGTTCTCGAACGGATTACCCGAAGTCGAGGTGCCGTCTGTAAACTCACGCGTAATCGTTTGGTCGATAACTCTCAACTGTAATCCATTCAACCAAGCCTGTTTTGCAAGCATCGCATTTACAGCCGTGAGGTCTGGTGTCTGCGAGATACCAACGGCATTGGCGAGGAACGAAGCGCAAGCCTTGATAATCTGCTCTGCGGAGCAGATATGGTACAGCTCCTCCAAGTTGATGAATGCGAATTTAGGGTTGAGGCTATTGTCCTTTGCCAGCTTTACAAGCTTCTTCAAGTCCCCGAGAATATCGGCACTTGTGGAGTTCGCCCAATCGGATGCTGTCTTCTGTTTTTGGAAATCGTCGACATCATAGTCAAGGTCGAATTCATTAGCGTAGGTCGCATTGTTGGTAGTGGTAAATGCCAATCTACCAGCATTTGAGGCCAACGCCCAAGCAATGAACTCCAGCTCGGACTGAACGCCCGTAAAACAAAAATCCACATCATCGCCCCAATACTGTACGAGTTTCGCAGCGTCATCATCTTGTGCAAAAGCGAGTTCGGTCTGATAATCCTTAATCTCTTTTCGTGTCATTTCGCGGGAAATGCTGATGAAAGGAATATCACCCTTTGCGCTCTCGAAAATTGGGCGGCGCTTGCGAACGGTAGTACCATTATCGGTGTGCAGGTCTGCGGCTACATTGCGCTTGGCAAGTTGGTTGCTAAGCGTTTTCCAAATGAAGCCGTTTACCTTTTTCACGGGAAAATGTGTACCGAAGAGGAAAGGTTTTGCGTCTACGGTGTTCAGACGCGCCTGTACCATTTGGTCTGTAAGCCCTTGGATAAGGGTATTTGTTACTGTTGCCATAGTCTTTTACGTCTGTTTTGTTAATAATTGATGATACCTGTTAGATACTTCGCTACACAGGCGGGGAGCTTGTTGCCTTTGGTTACACCCAAAACCCAAGCATCAACATCGAGGTTAGTGCCAGCATTGACGGGCTTTCCTGTGCCTGTGATTGCAAGAGGGGTGTACTTCAAGGCCGAAGTGCTTGTAGAAGCCTCTTTGGCCTCTGCAACGCAGTCTCCTACGTTGATAACACCAAGAGCGGCTTTGAGCGTAATTGTGTCGCTTTCTTTGCCTTTGCTGTCGATGGATGCGATTTCAACTGCTACGCTGTTTTCGCCCAAAAGTACGAAGTCGCCTTGCTTGAAGTTATGCCCTTTCTTGACCTTTACGGTCTTAGCGGTGGCAGCAACAGCTTCGGTAACTTCCGCAACTTTCACTACATGGCAGATGCCATTGTCGGGTGCGCTCAACACGCTTCCCTCTTTCAGATAGTCGCCGCCAAGTTCCGAGACGTTCACAGAAACGCCTCCCCGGATGTCGGCGACCTTGTGCATAAGGACACGAGGTGTGCGGGTGTCCTTACGACGAGTGACTGTCATACTCATTTTCGTAATGTTGTTAAATTGTTAGACATTAGAACGGCTGCCCATCTTCGGATTTCTTGCCCTCGCGTACAGCGATTGCTGCCTCCTGTTCTTTAGTCAGCGCGTCCCCTTTCCCACCGCCGTTGTGAGCGGCAGGTCTACCGAAGACAGCCCCTTTGGAATTGATGTCTGCAACAAGTCCATCAACCTCTGTCGTTACCTCGCCTACGAGGGTTGTAAATTCCTCGTCAGAAAGCGCATCAACAGAGATACGCTCGTAAGGCTTGCGGAGGTTTTCAGGTAGTTTCTTATACACCGCTGAAAGTTGCTGTTTGCGGGTTGCAGTTGTACGATCGCCATCCATCTTGTTCAAGCGCTCTGAAAGCGTTTTGTTGCTCTCGATAAGCTGCTGTGCCCAAGCTGGGACAGTTTCTGCACCCCCTGCGGGTTGTGTTGTTGTGGTAACGGTTGTGCCGCCGCCTTGCTGTCCGCCTGCTGCGCCCCCGTTGTTGATTGGTTTACCATCTTTCAGCCCGTACTTCGCTTCATAGTTCTGCGTAGCGGTCTGCGTGGCTTCCGTTGCGCGGCTATCGCCATAACTCTCGATAACCTCGATGAGTTCTTGCGTTACCCCCGCAACAGCGGTTGTAACCTGCTCATCTGTTGTAACAGTTTTTGCGAGTTTCTCTGCAATCCTGTTCAATACATTAGCGTTAACCCCCGTAAATTTGGCTTTTAACGCCTCGAAAATCTTTTGCTTCATAAATTTATATTCTATTAATAAACTATACAGTATATCGCCACAAAGATAATCATTAACTTTGAAAGTGATTATAATATAATCGAAATATTTTCATTTTAGCCATAAATATGGTTTTATTTATGCATTCTTGCGACTATTATAGCGGGATTCAATAGAAATCAGCATTGATGAGTTAAAATAACATAATTACAAACTGTTCGGTTAAAAATACTTCGCGAAAAATTTGTTATAATAAGAATAACACACTAAATTTGCCTCGTGATTATAAAATAATCACATTGAAAATAACAAAAATGACAGCAATTATGGCACAGCAGGTTTTGAACTACTCGACGAAGTACATCAACAAGAACTACCGCATAAAGGTAGCTGGTGTAAATGATGAGGGGCAGAAGATTAACACTTTAGTTGGAGTTAGCGGCTTATTGGCTCTAATAAGTGTTGAACTTGCCAACAAGTTTATTAGGAGAGCAGAGCACGGTATGGAGGATGCTTGTTATTGCAGGTTGCGCAGGGGATTACGTATAACGTTTTACAACAAGTAATTATGGTAACACAAGAAATTATCGAGGGTGCGTACCTCGCAGGTTTTGAGCCAAGCAGAAACGATCTTACCGCCGACGAGTTGCTGGCGGAGGCAGAAGAGTATTTAATGAAGAATTTAATGGACAACTAAAATATAAGGAATTATGAAAGAGTACACTATCAGAATTAAGAATGCCGAGAATTGTAATCATTACGAAGATTTCAATCTCGAAGAAGTAATAAAAGAGTTTAAGGCCAACGGCTTCAATGTTACGGAGGAAGCAATTATGCACAACTTCGAAGCCTGGAGAGATGATTACAAGAGTGGATTTAAGGACGAAGAGAATGGTTACTTTCTTTTTACCCCATGCGGTTGCAATAATTTGTGTTTTATAGCTTGTGAACTGACAGGAGTAGAGTGGCAAAAAACTTACGAAGCATAATAATTTGTAAACAACTAAAATAGCAGAATTATGACAACAACAGTTTCGACAGTTCAACAGGGTTTGAACGAAGTAGTAATGAACAAAGTTCAGAAAATGATTGACGGGAAAGCCGTCGGAGTACAGGCAACGATGGAGCGGCTCGTGAATGAGGGGAAGATAGCGCAGGACTATGTTGCGCCTATTGGTGTAAACCTCAAACTCAACGACCACAGCCCCGTTATCACTTTTGACGGGGAGGGGAGTAGCCTTTCAATGAGTATGCCCGATGGAGAGTTTACGCTTCACGACAACGCCATAGGGCAACTTGCCGACCGCATGGCTATCCCACAACGATACCTCCGCACGCTTGCGGGCGGGGAGGCTTGGGCGCGACAGCTTGCCGCAACGGTGTTGAATGAGCACAGCGGTTGGACGCAACGCAGCCGCGTACTTGTTAGAACCGTCGGACAGCAGGTTCGCGGCGTGTTGAGCGACAGTTACCGCCGCCTTAACAGCGTTGAAATACTTACCGCCTTTGTACAGGAGGCGGCGGGGCAGGGAGCGGTTATCTCGGACGCCTATATGAACGATACGAAAGTATGGGCGGAAACGATACTCCCGCAGCCCCTCATAATACCGACAGTCAAGAACGGCGACGTTATCATCTTTGCGGGCGCAAGGTTCAGCACATCGGACTATGGCGACGGGGCTGTTGATATGCGGGCATTCCTGTTGAACGGGGCTTGCCTTAACGGTATGGTTCGTGAAAGCGTGATGAAGCAGGTACACCTTGGAAGCAAGTTGCCCGATAATCTCGCCATATCACAACGAACCTACGAACTCGACACGCAGACTACCGTTTCGGCTGTTCGTGACCTGACAAAGGGTTTGTTCAGCCGTGAGACTATCGAGCGCAAAGCCTACGAGATACAGGGGGCGAGTGAAATTGATGTAGACTTCGGGAACGAGATTACAAAACTCACGAAATCGGGTGCGTTGCTCAAACAAGAGGGCAAAGAGGTTGAGAAGCTGCTTATGAAGAATGATCCCGAAGATGGTGTACAGGGCGGGGCAACGCTTTGGAAGTTGACACAGGCTATCACGGCACACGCCCGCGAGTTATCGCCCGAAAGAAGCCGTGAATTACACGAAATTTCGGGCGCACTGATGAACCGCGTTAAATTACCCGCATAAGTATAACCACGCCCGCCATAGGGGGCTGTATGGCGTTTGTGGCGGGCAACTAATTAAAAGAAAAATGGAAAAATTTTATTTCACATTTATGATGAGCGATATTCAATATCGCAACTGCTATCACGTAGAGGAAGCCGAAACTTACGGAGAGGCTCGCGATAAGATGATAGAGAGGTTCGGGACAGGTTGGGCTTTCCAATACGACGAAAGCCAATGGAGAATATCTAAAGAGCATTACGACAAAATATATGGCTGCGACCCGATGCTTCCTAATTGGTTCGATGGTATGACGCAGGCTGATTTATTTAGACTAAAGGAGGTTTAATTATGAAAGCAGAAATTTTAGAATGGCTCCGCAAAGGTAACGAGGCTGGGCATTTCGTGCAGCGCCTATCAGACATTGTGCCAAATCCTAAGATTGATTTCAAGGTAGGCGATAAGGTGGTATTTACAAACGATTTTGGCGTGTCGTTTACCGATATGAAGATAATCGCTATTAGCAAGTATAACTACCTGTGGTGTTACGGGCACTGCATCTATCTCGACAAAGAGAGTTATTGGTTTCCCGTGAAGCCCGAAAGTCTATCAATACAATATGAGCGATGACGGGAATTTTATTTGCAATTTTACGAGTTCGCCCGAAATTTGTCATTAGACAAGCTGAAAATAGAAAATCTAAGTTTCTGTATACGGTAACTCGACGTAACATAAGTTTCTGCATACAGAAATACTATCTATTTATGTATTTCTTACAACAGAAACCGACATCGCGCGCGCGTAATAAAGAAAAGGAGAGAAAAGAGAAGAAGATACCTTACGGTATAGTCGGCGACAATAAATTTTCGCCCCATGTGTATTAGGCAATTTAATTTACAAAAAAATATGGCAAAAAAAACATTCAAAATCAGAGCAAAGTTCGTCTTCGGCGGACAGGTGGAAGTCGAGGCTTCTAACTTCCTAAACGCAGGAGTAATCGTAGAAAACGCTTTAACGGCGCAGCTTGGCGAAATATCGTCAAACAATCCCAATATCAAAGCGTGGGATTTTGACGGTATCGGATATGCATTTGATGAGGGCGAAGTATGAGCAAGGCGGAATACATCTACCGAGTGGAGTTCAAAGAACCGCCCCTGTTGGGAGTAGACGAACGCACGGAGTTCTATTTCCACAGCCTCGCCGCTATCTACGAGGTGTTCACAGCGAGACAAATCGGCTGCAAGGTAACCCGCCTGTGGAACATCGGAGTATCAGATGGTACGCCATATAACGGGAGGCGGTGCAGGATAACGAAAGAGCCGATTTTTAGAAAAAGGCGTTTTAAGCCCGAATAAGCCGTTAATAAACTTTCAACGATAACTTCACTAAAAACAAATTTAAAGCCCGCATACATAAGAAAACAGGCTAATTCGGGGTTTTAAGCGTTAAGGAGTAAAAAAAAGAAAACGAAAATGCAGGGTTCCTAAGAAAAATAACTAATTTTGCAAACGGATGAAAGATTACAACGAAATAGCAAAACGATATGCTGGCAAGCACGGCTGTAATATCCTGCAAGCATCCGCCGAGCGTAACGGGTACAGGTATTTCCACCTCGACTATACAGGTCGCCCCCGTTACACAGGACATCCGCATATAATCAAAATAAGCCCCACAGGGAAAGTCCAACGGGTACTTAATTTTGATGAGATATATTGGGCATACAACAACCGTTCAGAGCCGACGGGCAATCTCTTTGAATAAATCGCGGCGCAGGATCAGTTTATCAACTTTCAAAACCTCGAAATATTCAACTCCGCTTACGGCGTATTCTTCAAGTTTGAGGAATGCGCCGTTTTGCGCGTCATAGAACATTATCCGCCCGTCGGGGAAACGTTCTGCCGTAATTACATGCCCCCTGTTGCCTGACATGTTTATGCCTATATGATAACGCCCCACCGCTTTTGTCGCTGTATCAATTTTCCCAAGCATGTTATCAAAGGACGGTGCACGGAGCATGGTGGGTGTGGGTGTTTTCCCTGTTTTGGGGTGTTGCCAAATATTCTCGAAATGTTCCCCAAGTTGGTAAGATACACTATTCGTTGAGCTGTCGTAACCGAGTGAGGTAACATTCAACCCGCGAAGCCTTGCCTCGTGCACAGCGACAGCAGCTTGGCAATTAGCAGCGAACTCGTCGCCCTTGCCGTATGATACATTGCTTCGTCCCTCGTTTGCGTCCAAGAACGGCATAGGTTTGGGTGGTGTCTTTATTCCCATGGATGAAGCTATGGCTGCGGTGTTGTCTCGCACTTCCTGTGTGAGTGTAGGAGCGGGCATATCCTCGTACACTTTGAATGCTGCCTTTGTCGCCGCACGCCCGAGCTTTGTACCTGTTACAGCCCCAACCGCTCCGTAAGACGGCTGTACGCCTGTATATTTCGGGTTGTCGGACATGAAATAGGGTACACTTGAAGCACGCCCTATCCTTTCGTCGTTCTCCGTGAGCCAATCCTTGAAAGCCTGTGGAACATCACGGACACGGTTCACACTCTCATCATCTACGGCCTCGCCGTTGAGTATTTTCTGCGTGTCTTTGGCGATTTCTTCCTGTGTTTTAAGAATCGATGTTGCAAAGCATCTGCAATGCGGGTGCCATCCCTTGAAAACAAAATCTTTCGGATAACGACCTTGTAATTCATCGCATATATCGTGGAATGGTTTACCGTTAAGCGTATGGTTATTCGACAGGTGTATTTCTATGCCTACAACGAAATCCATCTGCTGCCATCGGAGGTGGTCGGAGGTACGATAGGCGATGTTGGTTTCTGTGGCGGCAAGCCGTCGGGCGTTCTTATACGATGAGCGATACACCCCTTGCCCCGGATGATAAGCCGCCGCCCGCTTTGATAGTTGCAGTTGCCCGTGCTCATCACGAACACGGCGAAACAGTTTATCAGGCTGTTTAAGATATTGCCGCAGGTCACGGCTCATTTCATCAGCAGACCGCCCGTTGCGTATGCCAATATCCAAGCCCATTTCTATTTCCTCCTTGAACTGCTCCGTATAACGCCATACTTTTTGCGATAGGTTTAGTCCACCCGTTTTACGCTGCGCAAAAGCATCCCGGGCTTCCTCGTTCGTGCTGTAATAACGGCGGTATTGTGCCTCCGAAAGTTTCCCGACATTCTTACCGAATACACGGTTGGCGAGTTCACTGTTCTTATTGTTGGCCAATGTCCATTCCGCATTGATACCATTCAGGACAACGGCCTGCATACGCGATTTCAGCCCCGACATAAGGTTTTCTATCCGTTTACGTGTAATTGGGTAATCGTCGAAAGAAAACGGCGTGTCGGGCTTGATTTTCCCTACTGTTCCGCTTATGGATACAGCCTCACGGATTGCATCATGATAAATGTTATCTATCTGCAACTCGTAGACCTTGATATTGCGTTTGTGACGCAAGTCGTATTTATTTAGCTTCTTCATTTGATGTGCGGAGTAAAAATCGTTCACACTGCGGATCATTTAAGAAGATACAGAACTTCCCGCCCTCCTGTTTATACGGGCAGCGACAGAGTATCAAATGCCCGTCTATTGCCTTGCTGTGCCAATCATAACTGTTGGCGCAGTCTCGACAATGGTATTTTGGGGTTTCCTTAACCTGCCGTTCCCGCCTGTTGTAATTCCGTACAGCCATAGTCTATCATTCAGTCAGATTAAAAGCGTCTTCTACTCCCTGCTGGGCTATCTCTTCAAGTGTCTTATCCACATCGTCGCTATGCCCGAACTCCTCAATACTCTCACGCTGCGACATAATAGGCTCGCCGCCGTTGGCTGTCATAAGCATATCGACGGTCTCCTTTGTGTCCGTAATAGAGAACGGTGTTATTTTCGTTTCAATTTTCAAAGCGTCTATATCGCTGTGATAACGCTCGGGGAGAACCGTTTTAAGGAAGGCCTTTATCACGTTGATTTCGCGGTCGAAGCCCTCCAGGAGCCGCCCACTCTCGTCGTTCACTTTCATTTGCGCATCAATGAAAAGCTGTTTGCGACTTTCGCCCGACAATGCCTGTTGCGACATCTTCTCGTAAGACCAATCGGGGAGCTGCAACTGCGTAAAGAACATGGAGCGCAATTCGTTTACATAGAATTTTAGATTTTCAACAGCCTGTTCCCACGTAACATATTGCGCTGTTGAGCCTTTCGGGTACTGCATAACCGACATAAACTCGCTGTTCTCGTTTTTCTCGTCTCCGTAATTGATAACTTCATCAGCAAACACGATAAAGCGTGGCTTGGAGTTCTTACGCAGGTAATTACCGTTACGTGACAAAGCCCATTCTATCTCGTACACAGTTTTCGAGGTGTCTTCCCATATCGGTGTTGGGCGATAGATGTATATTGCCGGGATTTTTCCAACAGTTATATTTTCGTTTTCTACCTCCGTCCACTCTCCGCCATCGTTGCTGTATTTGACATGCTTTTCCGAGGAATAAGCATCGAAATACTGTATTGACTTTTTGCCAACCTTGCGGGTGTAACCTACCGACATAGCTATCATGTCGCCGTACTCATCGAATAGAGGGTAAAGCTCGTCGCCAAGCATAGGGGAAAAGTTACGGCAACGGAATTTCAATGGGCTGTCAAAGCCGTAGATGTTGTTCTTGCTTTCAACGGCATACCACAATGTCATTACTTCACAGCCTGCAAATAGCATGTTCAGACGCTCAACGTTTACGCTGTTGATACGGTTGCGGTTGAAAATGGTCTCAATGTACGATGCTATCTCTTTCTGCATATTATTCTCCGGACGATACACACGTTTAACGGGTATGCCACAGCAAAGCTCCGTCATACGCTTTGTCGCAAGCCGTTGCAGGTCGCAAGTAACACGGGTAACATACTCAATCCCATCATTTGAAACAATGTCAGGATATTTACGCTTGTTCATCACTGGATGTTTAGTAGGGTCGAACTGTTGAACAAGCCCATAACGCCCTGACCAAACAGGAACATTAATTATCTTCTCTTGCAATGCTACCACCTTTTCAGCGGCTGTCAACTCCGTAGAGGTTAAGATTTCTTGAATTGTCATATTATTATTGATTTTAATTGTTATTATACAAGTTTGGATAATCTGCCGAGGTCTATTGTCTTGAACGGGTTGCCAACATGATAATCGATGGCGTAGCCGAGAATGTCCACATATTCGTCGTGTGGCTTGGCGGGGAACCCGCATATTTCGTCCTCAAAAGCCTCGTTCCATGCCCCCTCAACAAGTATTACGCGCCCGCATTCCACTGTCGGAGAGGCTGCATAAAGGCGCGTTTCTTTACTGTCACGTGGTGAGGGCGTACTTACAACATTCAACCCCGATGTGGCTTTGAGTTGGTCAATGACAGATATACCATTGGCCTTTGGTTCTATGCGTATGCTGGAACGACGGTTATAACCATGTTCTTGGGCGTACTGCGGTATGAAACGGATAAGGTCTGGGAATTTCATCATAACCTTATGGGCGTGAGTTATATATAGGTCGCCGCCAATCTTACAGGTCGCAATGATACCCGACGGGTCATTGTTGGTTTTATCGGTATAGGCTGTATCGAGGAAGAAGACTATTGGCTCGCCATTGTGTATGCGTTTGAACTCTGCCACTTTGATATGCTTAAACCATTCCCGTTTAATGATGTTACCACCATCAACGGTCGGGTGTTGCTGATATAGAGCAGCAAAAGTGCGTGGGCTTTGTTGTTCCGCTTCTTTCAAGCGTTCCAACGAGTGTCGCTCCTCCCATAACGCCTCACCGATACGCCGTGGGTCTTCTTTCAGTTCCATATCCTCGCGTATGGCAGGGATGCACACGACAGTCCACTTGCTGGGCTCACGGTCAAGCAGCCGCCCCGCAAGGTCATCTTCGTGCCAACGTGTCATAATGAACACTATTTTGGAATTGTTGTGTAGACGCGTCAAAAAAACGTCTGTGTACCAACTCCACACCCGCTCTCTATAGGTCGGAGACGCCGCTTCGATAGCGTCTTTCACGGGATCATCAATGATACCGAGGTCAACAGGTGTACCCGTGAGACCTCCTCCAATACCAACCGCCTTGTAAAAGCCACCATGTCCGACTGTCTCAAAGATATCGATATTGCGTAGATAGCCGCGCTTAGCGTCTGTTGCCACATTCTGTGAGTTAAGAAATGTAGCGGGGAAAACCTCATGATATTCTGTGCTGTCAATCGTGCGCTGTATGGCGCGAGAAAAGCCGTGTGCAAGGCTTACAGCGTAAGAAGTCCCTACTATCTTAATCTTCGGGTTATATCCCAAAGCCCAAGCGGGGAATTTTCGGCTTACTATCTCGGACTTACCATGCTGCGGTGGTACAAACACCATTAAGCGGTTTGTTGGGAGCTTCCCCAAGAGCAAATCTTGGCATTTCTCGGCAATTAGCGTGTGGAACCACTGACGGTCGTAATTCCCATCAGTGTAATCAAGAAAGTCGGGGAAAGACAAAAAGGCTTTCCTCCGCTTCAATTCCCTTTCAAGTTGCCGAAGCCTATCCATTTATTCGCTTAGTTTCAAAGCCTTTATTTCCGCCTCTAACTCCTCAACGGACATATCGCAAGGAGAGCGATGCACTGTTACTTCCTCCGTGATATTTCGTTTCTCTGCGGCGTACAACCCGAGCAGCTTACGCCGTTCTGCTAATTGTTGCCGTATTTCTGCGATATAAGCGGGATTACCAAGCATTATTACCTGCTGTGTCTTTTCCTCAATGCTGAAAGTGCGTATGCCGCCCTTGTCACCGCTGTTGTCACCGCTGTTGTTATCCTGATTGGCGTTGCGAGCAGGTGCGCCCTTGCGCTTGCGCTGTGTCTTGGTATAATCCTCTTTCGATTTCTCCCACTGCTCCCACAACTCCTGTACCGTATCATCAATTCGGGTGAGTTCGAGCTGTAGGGCATCGTCCATGTCCTCTAAACGGCTCTCGCGCCACTCCTTTAGCAACGTCTGTACATCTTTGTGCACGGTCTGTGTTGAGTAGGTTGCTAAATCAAGACGGCGCATGACCTCTGCCCGTATAGCGCGAATACTATAACCGCGTTTATAAAGTTGTGCTACGATTTCAAGGCGGGCTGCTTTGAACTGATTGCGCCGCTGTTGCTGTGCTTTACTCATAATGCTCTGTCAGTTTTAGGAATTCTTGATAGAATTCGAGATTACACGATGATAATTCAATGTAGGTTTTACCGAACTCGGGGAACGTGTGTACGGCAAAATGGCTCTCTGTCAAAAGCCACAATGCCGTATAACCCTGCGGTGTGAAATGGTGGTCAGTAAAGCAGAGGATGTTAAATCCCGCCTTACGGAGGGCGTTGTCAAACAGCGTCCGTAGCTTCTGTGGATTCGTCTCCCGCAGCCACTCTGAATAATTCCAAATCTTCGCTTGCATACTCAATCTCTTTATAGTATTTCTTGATATCCTTTGTTTTGCCTTTATAGAACACGAGGATATTTTGGTGCATCTTGGCAACCTTGCGGCTCTCCATATATCTACCTGCTCGCATGGCCGTGCTGGCGGCTGTTTCAATAAGTATAAGCTCGTTATACAAGGACATGCCACCCTCTTTGAATATCCGCTTGATGTCGCCGCAGAAATCATAGTAAAAGCCTGTCGATTTATCCCGCACGTCGCCGACAACGATAACGGCAAAGCGGTTTTCTTTCAAGCAGCCAATAGCCGCCGTGAAAGCGTTACGGAGTATCTGTATGAAATCATCGTAAGACTTTTGGTTGCTGGCGTCGTTTTCGAGGTCGCTGTAATGTTCAATGTTGAAATACGGCGGGCAGCTAAACAATAGGTCTTGGCTGTCTGCATCGATGTGCTGGGCTACATTCTGCCCATCGTCGCAGATGTAACGGGCAGCCATACCCTCCGTACGCTCGTTGTTGAGTTGAGCCTGCTCGGGACGGAGTTCTATACCCACAAACTCATTACCGAGGTGTGCCGATACATAGCCGAAGACGCTATCGCCGGCAAAGCAGTCAAAGGACTTGCATCTTTCCAACCCGAACCAACGGCAGACGAGCTCCGCCATAACAGGGTCAAGCAGCGACACGCCTGCCGACAATGCTTTACTCGCTGCTCGCTCTTTTACATCATCGGGCACATACTTATCGAGGTCTTCCTTGAATGACAGCCCGAGCTCCTCTCTGTGCTTGCGTGTGCGTTGATACAAGTCCTTATATTTCACCTCGGGGGAGTGTAGAAGTGTGTCGTTGCGGCTTTCGCCCATATCGCCGATAAGCTCTCGCCACATCTTCTTGCGGGCTTGCCAATAGCCTTTGCGCGTGTCGAGGATAGAGAATGGTGGTACAACAAAACGGTCGTTCAACGAGGCGTTGGCAGGGCTACTGTCGCTCGTACTGCTTTCTCCCTCTCCGTCGCTGTTGTCCTGCCACACATCAAGCCCCCAATCGTCAAGGTCTTGGCTGTCCCACTCGTTAGCAAGCATATCCATATCCCACGATCCATACCCGACATTATCTTTGATGATAAACTCCTTGCGTTCGTCTTCCGATAATTCAGAAGCCTTAATAACCGGAGCTGTTGGGGTTTCTTTCCACTTTCCCCAATACTCGACGAGCCGCTGCTTTTCAGCTTCTGTTTTCTTTTGGTAGTCGCTAAGCCCTGACAAACGTTGTGCAAGTTCATCTACTGACATGCTTTCAATCGCTGTTAACGCCCTGCAACGCATATTGCCGCCAAGTGCGACAAAGGTATCATCAACTACTATCGGGCGTAGTTCGAGCATTTTGGGAAGCACGAGGATGCTATTAATCAGCTTATCGAACTTTTCTTTGCTGATAGTTCGAGGATTTGCCCCGTTAACCTGTATTTGCGATAATTTTACGATTTCTGTTTTCATAACGAATTACTTATATTTGCTACAAAAATACTCAAAATGTTTATTATATAATCACTTTTGAGGTAAAAAAGGGGTGTTTATGGCCGATTTAAGCAAATTTATGGTTGCTGTTCGATATAAGTCTGTCGGTGTTGTACGGAACACACGCCACCCCATAAGCGTTGCCGTGTTGTATTTTTCAACGTCGCCAAGAAACCCCTGCGGGCGTGTGTGCCTGCCCTGCGTCCATACTCCGCCCTCCACTTCGAGGGCTATCTTGTGTTCGGGGATAGCATAATCAAACCTCCACCGCCTTTCGGGGTGGAACTTATACTCCTTGACACACTCCACGCCCAAATCGGTCTTGCATATAACCGTGAAGACATCCATTATTTGAGACTTATTTGCCGTCTGTCGGCTTTTCTTTGTTTTCTTTATAACTTGCCTGTTCATAATAAGAAAATGGTTTGTGCGGGCTGAAAACGCTTTGGACGGTTAAAAGCGGGGGAGCTTTATAACTCACCCCGCCCGTAACACATGGCGCAGCCCGCTTGGTTTTACATCAAAACGGCAGATCATCGTCGCTGGGCGCAAATGCGTCCTGCCCGAGTGTACCGTTCACCTCCATTGTTGCTTGCTTCGCCTCCACAGCGTGCAGCCCGCCGAGGATAGGTATTGCGTTGCGCTCCTCCTCTGTCATAGCCTCTCGCTCCTCCTTTGGCAGGTTTACCTTGATGCAGTGAGTGTCGGTGTACTTCGGCTCTTGCATGGCGATAGCCGTCATGTTCAGATAGCAACCCTTTTCGCCGAGATATATGCCGTCGCAATCATCAACGGGGATAATAAGACAGCGTTTTGTTGCCTCTTTGCCTTTCAGATTTCGCATGAACGCCCCTTTGAGTTTCAAGAGGTCGATTTTGATACCATAATTTGCCATAATTCTATAATTTGTTAAACGTTTGATTTATACGTGTTTGCGGGGTTTGCGCCCCAATATCTATACCTGTATACTCTTCCGTTTTATGTATTTGAGAAAGGCATACGGCTTGCGTTCATCGCAAATGATGTAGTCGAAGTTGTTTTGCATATTGTACGCTTCCCTTTCAAAGGAGATATTGCGGTAGGCTTTCCTTGCATTCCTGTACATACCAAGTCTTATCAGCCACTCTATGCCGTATAGTATATAGAACGGGAGGTATAGCAGCTCTTTCATCTGTGCTGTGTGTATCAGCTCGTGATTGAACATTTTTTCCAAATCGTATATGCTGATGTTATATTGCGATCGTATTTTCTTTCGTACAAATACTACCCCGAAGAGGTTTATTGCTGAAAATCCCTTGAAAGGAATAATACTGCTTCTGATAACTTTCATTTTGTACCTCCTTTCAGTTCTTTGATTAACGCATCGGCAAGCCTCACAGAAAACGTTGCAATATCTTTGAAGCTTGGGTTTGGATTAACTCCATCCACAACAGGAGCAGACAAAAGTCCATTCATAGCCTCTTTCGCTATTTCGTAGCGTCGTTGTTCCCAATCAATAGTACTTTCCGCTGTTTCAAGTATTTCTATTTCCTTATCTCCAAATGTGCGTTGGTGATATATGCCATCGCTGCCATAATATTGAGCTGTTCCCAATTCTTTGGAAATGCCAATAATGATTATTTCTTCTCCTGTTTCGATAATTTTTGCTTTCATTGTCGTTGTTGCTTTAAGAGTTCGGGGTTGTCGTGTATATTGCCTATTACCTCAAAGTCGAAGATAGGATTGCTTCGCTTCATGTCGCCGAATAGCACAGCAAGAAATGTATCATTGTGATGCATCCAGTCACCATTGGAGCTGAAACAGAACGTGCCTTCTTCCCATACCACAGGCGAGGTGTACGACTGTTGCAGGTCGCCTTTTATTTCGTCGAGAGTAAATACGTCAAAGCGGTTGGGGTCATTGTTGAACTCCGGCATAAGAATATTCTCGTACTCTTTTACCTGTATGATGTCTCCCTCGTAAATATCTTTTCCATACTTGTCTTTGAGCCCTGTGTACTGACCAACGCTTTCAGAAAAGACGGCATCAAACGTAGGTGTCTTACTACCTTCTCTATAGTAGGCAATAGCCATATCATTATTTGCGTATGAATGGTAAAGGTCTCCGTAAACCCATTCTTTCTGAAAATTTATCCCTCTAAATAATATCTCTCTGTTCATAACTCATTTATTTAAAAAAATCAAGAACAAAATAACGCACAGGTTTTACTGGAAAACATAATTCTGTCACCCATGTTTTGTTCTCATATTCAACTACTTCATAATGTCCTGTACCATAATCACATAAAAGTAATGATGGGCGAGTGGGTCTATGAAACTCTTCTACCGAAAACCACATTCCAGACGGAAAATCTTTTATCTGCATAACCCATTCAGGTTTATGTAGATAAGGATAATCTCCATAATATAACCGTATATTACCATCCTCGAATGGAATACAAGCTCTTACGGCTTGCAAAGGGTATGAGTTACTATCACTTTTAACAAGTAAAGGCAAGCCTTTCCTACCAATGGGAATATTATCTGCTAACTCAGTAATATCATCTACACGTGGCACGCACTTATCAAAATATTCTACACATGCTTTTTCAAGTGCATATTGCTTTGACATGAGCCTTTTCTCTTGGTATTTCTCAAAATACGCTTTTAATACTTTCTTTATTCTCATAACTTATTTATTTAAATAGTTCTTGTTCCATTTGCCTACGCTCCATAATAGCATTTACACGCTTTATCTCTGCGTCAATTTCTCGTTCAACGTTCTTACAATTCGTAAGAACTGACCTACTTCTTGTACGGAAGTATTCTTGTTGTAGTTGGCGCATCAATGCGACCTTATCAAAAAAATCTCGGCTGTCCATATCATTTTCTAATTTTTATACTGTCTATTGCTTTAAATATCTCGTATGCAACTTGTGGCACCCACGCATTTCCTAACGCTTCGATGCTTTTGCTTCGCCACTGTGGAAAAGAAATGGTAAGGTCAGCCACCCTAAAGGGTAGCCCATCATCTCTGTTACAAATAGGGGATTGAGTTGGGAAGCATCGGAAGTCGGACTTGTCAATTCTGCAATTTTGTCGGTCAGATTGAATTTGTTCCTGTTTACCGAACAATTCCCGCGCGCTTCTTGCGCCTTTGGCGTGGGCAACAACTCCAAATTCAGAAATTCTGTCTTTCCGTCCTTGTTGCACACTTTCAGACCTTGCGTTTGCGGAGTTGGCAACATCTTGCTCGCCGCAAGGTCTTTCAATGTTGCGGAAAACACTTGCCCGTTTCGAAGTCTTTTCCCTCTTGCAAGTTTGACTGCCCCTCCCTGCGCATCGCTGGTAATCGGTGTCGGTATTAAGTCTTGCAACAATCCATACCCTGTCTCTTCTGTGGGGTGCTCCAACGGCACAAGCCGGAATAACAAACGGTTGGACTGAATATCCTGCACATTCAAGGTCTTCACAGATGGCATCAATCGTGAATTGCTGCTCCGTTCGGTATATGAAATTCTCGTCGAACAAATCGTCTGCACGCCCCACTTTAACCGCCTTGCCGGGTTGTACCATTGATAGGAGACCAGCAACATTTTCACCAACGACCCAAGTGGGCTGTATCTGCCATATTGCCCGTAACATTTCCGCCCAGAGGTAGCGGTTATCTTCCGCTCCCTTTCTTTTTCCCGCAACGCTGAACGGCTGACATGGAAATCCTCCCGTGAGAACATCGATACGTCCTCTCCACCTCGAAAAATCTGTCTTTGTGATGTCTTCATAACTTATTGAATTTGGAAACCAATACTCTAAAACTTTCTGCTGAAACTCTTGTATTTCACAATGGAACACATTGTTCCAACCGAGCCACGAGGCGGCAAGTTCTGCACCACCAATGCCCGAAAAGAGGCTTGCGTGAGTATATACCATCTTATTAGTCGAATTTAATTTCACTCACACAACCCGTGATACAAACTCATGCAGCTGTAACCTCCCTCCGGCTCAAACATATCAAGCTGTGCATCATTACGGTTTATATACTTGAATACCTCTTGCACCGTTGGATATTGACCATTGGAGCAGAAGCGGGCAGGGATGTAACCGGGTGAAAAGAAAGACGAGCCTCTCTCCGTTTCTTCTTTCATTCTCTGCTCTGCGTCTATCAGCCGTTGTGCCGCCCACTTATCTTTAGATATGAGCTGTATTTCACGCTTTCTGCACATAATACAAGGAAAACAACCGACACGGGCAAAACCCCGTTCATATAAAGGATTTGGACGCTGGCCGTTGGCAAGAATGTAGTCTATCACTTCTTGTGCCGACCAATGGAATATGGGACGTAGCACGCTTGCATCGTGTGTCTTGCGCCACTCGAGCACGGCTTTCTTGTGATACAAGCCTTTCACTTCATCATTGAAGTACTCCTTGAAATATGAGCATTCTACATCATAGCCTGCACGTGCCTTGCTTTCTTTAGCTCTAATGCCCTGAATGATTATAAAGCTATCATCCTGCGAGAGGATGTAATCAATCATCGGTATTACTTTCAGTTCAGAAGTACAGAACCGACGCTGCGATGATGGGAAACGCCCTTTCTTGATACTCATATCGACGAAGTCTTTGTACTTCTTGCTTTTGAGCGTAATAAGTTCTACGCCTAATTGCTTACAGACGTTGTGAATATGCTCATAGGTAACATGGTGCTCCCAGCCTGTATCGCAAAACACTGCCGTAACCTTACCTTTTCCGTAATCGTTTACAGCTTTAACAAGACAGGCTTGGCTATCTTTTCCTCCGCTGAATTGTACTAATATTTTCATCCTAATATCTGAATTTTGTAAAGTGAATAATCGCCATCGGTTCTGAAAGGTCATAACCTCTAAACCACTCTTTCCAGTCCTCAAACGAAAGTCCGTCATTGTGAGCTAACTCATATTTTCTCTGATAGACAATGCCTATATGGCACAGCCCAAGAGTGTTATTGTAAAATTCGAGTTTCTGCACACCAACGCCATTCTCGGCGGTAAGCGTTGCAATTTCCACCTGCTTGCTCCTATATGGCTTACCTATCCACTGCCGAATAGATAACACAGCGCGCCCATCCTGTACTTCCTTGATGCGTTTCTCCCATAGTGGATAATTCGCCCGTATGGTGTGTATCTTCGCCAAGGACGGGGTATCATAATCAGTAAGACCCTGTCCAAGTAGGAACTTCTCTTTGAAATGTGTTTCTTCTCCTGCTCGTTTGTGATTAGCAAGGAAATGTCTTGATAGTGTGATTATGTATGTTTTCATAATTCATTATTTTTATTCTGTTGGTAACTTTGGTATTTCCATCCAATAGTCCACTTCATTAATGTTAATGTCGAGCATTGGAGAAAACTCATCATCAAAGTGCAGGCTTTTGTCATCGAACATAAACCCTTTATATAGCTCCCCTTGGTAGCTAAATATACAGTCCTTTGCCTCTTGTGGCAACCATCCATCTTTCACGGAGTGCCAAGGGCTTACAGTGTTTTCTCTATAGAACTGCAACATATCTCGGCACTTACACTTAATGGTAGCAATATAATGAGATACATTGCCTGATGTTATTCTCTCGCAATTTTGTAATATACTTTTTAATGTGGTGATAAATATATCATCCATTTCCTTTTGAGTAGTCATAATTTTAAATGTTTTTAGAAAATTGCTCCATAATCAATATATTCACTTAACAACTCTCCGTGCTTAGTAGAAAATGATGTTTCATAATCCCTCATATATGGTTGATACACATCTACTCTTCCTAAAACTTGTGTGTGTACATATCTTAACCACTTTGTTTTAAGAGACATATCATTTCTGTATGCTTTGCAAGCCTTTTTAATCTTGCGTGGAATAAATTTACTCATAGTCCTAATGTTTGTTTAATTCGTTGCTTATAGTCCTCATTGGCTGCCTGCTTGGCTGATGTAAGTGATATAAATTGTCCAATAAAATTGGAGTTGCAATGCACTTTAAATGCACCACCTCTAAAAAATATACCGTAGTTCCATCCGTTATTATGTGAAATGAGATAATCTTCTAAGTTATAGGTTGTTTCCGCCCATTCTAACTCTGGAATATTTTCCACCACACTCTCACGTCCTGCGTTGAAAGCTGCTTTGATATCGCCCCCTTGATACAAAGGCATATTAGGAAAATTGCCATTTTTGAAGTATATGGCGTTTTCTTTTGCCTTTGCAAGATACTCTTCTGCTAAATCTTTCTGTTTCATATTTTTTACTCTGTTATACAAATAAATTCTTTTGAACCCGTCTCAACACCTTTGCTTCGGCATCCTTACAAAATTGTTTATTCACCTCAAACCCGTATGCCTTTCGGTTGAGATTGGCGGCGGCAAGTAGGGTGGTACCACTTCCCGCGCACGGATCTATTACCACATCGCCTTTGTCCGTGAATATCTCGATTAACCTTTCGAGCAGCGGGACGCTCTTCTGTGTAGGGTGTACTCTCGGAGTATCTGTGTCACGAGGGTATTCCATGCAGTTGAAAACCATTTGCCCGTCATTATTGAATTTCGGCAATTTATCACGGTAAAGCAACACGCCATATTCACAGTTGCCTACTATCTTCATATTGGCTTTCAATACCTGCGGCGAGTAGTTCTTGCGGAATACGAGGTTGATGTATTTATTCAGTCCGTATTTCCGCCCAAGCTCTATGAATTGAAACTGCTGCTCAAATTCGCAGAACATTATCATACAGGGAGCTTTACCCGTCCCCTTTGGCTCCTTGATGAGCATCTTGGAGCAGAAGTGCATAAACTCGGCGGGTCTGAATTCGTTCTCGGATGAGAAGAATTTTTTACCAGCCTTTGCACTCTCTCCGTTCTTATTGTCGCCGCCCTCATACCATATAGGGTTACTTGCATAGGCGTTATTGCCGAGATTGTAGGGCACGTCCGTAAGTATCAGCTGCGCCTTTGGTATCTGATAGCCTTTGTAATTTTGGAAGCTGTCGTTATAAAGTTCAATATCTTTCATTGCTGTTGCTTGTTATGTTAGAAAGGGCATTCCTCTTCGGGTAGGCTGCTAAAATCGAAAACTGCCGCTTCGTCGGCTTCCTGTTGCCTCCGTCTGATTTCTGCCTGCAAATGATTTTCGTTGTCCCATACGGGCTCTATGCCGTTCGTGTACGGCGTATATCGCCCGTTGTTGAGGTTGTATTTGAAAAGTGCTGTGCCGCACTCTCCGAGGTGTCGGAACTTAACCTTTTGAACATGAACCTCAACTGTATTTTCTGTGCGGTTTCGGTGTACCACGATACCGAAATCTGCTTTATTGAAGAAGTTTGCCGAGCCGCTGATGTCGTACAGCGTCGGGGCTTCTATAACCCCGTCCTTGTTGCGGGGCTGCTTGGTGGGATGTGCCATTAGGATAATCAGCAGGTCGTTGCGTTGTGCGAAGTTTGTCAACTTATCGAGCAGCTCGCTGATGTACTGCGTTTCATTGCGTGTTCCCTGTTCGCTTTCGAGCCTGTTGTACGGGTCGATAACGAGGGCTTTAATGCCCCGCCGACGAACAAGATATTTGGCTTTTTCAAGGATATTGTCTACTCGGTAGTTATCCGTTGGAGCGATGAAATAAAAGTCCTGCTCAATATGCTCCTTTACCTGCTTATACTCGCCGAATGTCAGCGATTGGCGGTTGAACCGCTTCCCCGTGAACTTTTCTATTAACTTCGAGGCGTGATAGGCGAGGGGGGCATTCTCGGGGCTGAAATATGCAAACCGCCACCCATAACGCATATTCAATCGCTCGGCTATTTCATCGATAAACTCCGATTTGCCGCTTCCCGGAATACCCGTTACGATACACAGGCGTTTTGTTTCAAAGCTGCACAGACGGTCGAAATTATCGTGTCCGATGGTTACGCCCTTTTGCCAGCCGTTTTCAAACAGCGCGTCCAGCGATTGCTCGAAGTCGCTTACCGTGAACACACCCTCAACCTTGATTTCGGGTGCGGAAGCGATACACTGTAATAGGTTTTCACGCCCAAATTTCATCAGATGTTCGTTAGCGTCCTTGCAGCCCTCTCCATACTCCAAAACTCGGCAGCGTTCCACTCCGAAACGTCGCAACAGCTCATCGCGCAAGAGAACGCCCTTTGTGTCGGTGTCGGAGGCGATATAGATAGTCTCCTTATCCTCGAAATACTCCTCAATATAATTGTCGAGATAATCGAGGTTGGCGTTTGCCCCGTTCGGAACGCTGATAACATCATGCCGCCCGCATTCGTAGAATGACAGAGCATCCATTTCGCCCTCTGTAATGATGCACTCTTTTTGCCCCTTGATAGCATCGATGTTGTAGGGTAGGAGCTCTGCTCCGCTTACGAGTTTAAAACACTTATCGCCCGTGCGGAACTTCGTATTTACAAGTTCCCCGTTATGGTAGTAGTTGAACTGCACCGTATTTGTCTGTCCGTTCTTCTGTGGCATCCATTCCAAGCCCTCCGTAACTTTCATTGCAAGCAGCGTTTCCTCACTTATCCCCCTGCCTTTGAACCATGCAAGGGCTTTAGCCGACATGGGAGCAGCAGGGCGGGGCTGTGGCTTCTTATATTCGCGCTTCTGTTGCCTTATCTGTGTCTGCCTATACCACGGTTGTTGCTCCATCCATTTACGTTTACCCTCCGGCGACGGATCATAAGTGCTTTCGGTAAGCGTGCCGCTCCAGCCGCAGTAATGACAATGCCATAACCCCTTATCCAAATCAACAGATAGGCTCTTATCCCTCTTGTCGCGCCGTTGGTTATGGCATTGCGGGCAATAGGTCTTTACCTTTCCTCCTGTTCGGCCGTAGGGTATCTGTATGCCAAAGTCACTATAATTTTTCATTTTCTTATTTTCTTTTTCCTATCTCAACGCTTATAACCGCGAATTTGCCCGTTTCTTTACGCCATGTCGCTTTCAAATCTGTTTTACATACAAATTGTTGTTTCGAAAGTTTTAACACGTTATATGCGCTTATTTCGCGTCTTTATAGTAATATCCAACTCTTACTCGCCTCATCCCAACTGTGCCGTTCCGATGGTCGGGCAGGAGCTGTCGGTGGAATGGTAGCCTTACCTGTGCCGTATGTGCGCCGTCCCGTCTGCGGCTCAATATACTCGCCGATACCGAGCGTTACGCCCGCCTGTGTTCGTTGCTGGCATTGTGCACCTTTTGCGCCCCTGTTGTTATCGTAATTGCCCTCAATAACCTTTACCCAATTTTTCGGATTTTCAAATAGCCAATCGAAAGTCGCAGCCCATCCGGTGTTATTGTTACCCCGCAAGAAATCAGAGGCAATAACACGTTCGAACAGTTCTCGAGCCTTTGTTGTCCACTCGTTGCTATCCTTGCTCCACTCGTCGAGGCGGCATTTGATTTTCTGCCTCCTGTTCTCGTTGAGTGCCTTAACCTTGGGGAGGCAATTTCCGCAGATTTCATTCCATAGGGCGACGATATCCTGATAAGGATATATTCTCTTCTTTTCTCTACTTTCCTCTACTATGTCGGTTTCTTTGTGTATTAACTCGCACTCCTTGGGGTTTTCCTTGTTAGAAACGATTACCCCTTGTGATTTGTCATCTGAAAAACTCGGCGCAGTCGGTATCTCTGCGTGTCTCATTTTGTAAACGCTTGAAACATTGTCCACGAAATGCTGACACCAAATGATTTGCCTGTTACTCCACAATCTACTGTCTATTTTGCCAAGGGTGAGCAGCGTGCCGATTATTGTCCTTGCTGTGTCTTCGTTGCACCGTGTCTTTGCCAACAGGTACGCCCAGTTGTTAGGTATAGAGCAGTCATAATAATGCCCCTCCGCATCGCCGAGGATTTCAAGCAGTTTAAACCAAAAGGCATACCCATCATTTCCATACTTGCTTTCAAGTATGAATATCGTGCGCCCGCCTTTGACAAAATGAGGATAATAATCAACGGTTTCTTTTGTTGGTCTTCCCATAATATTACTCCTTAACTTACATTGTTGCTACTATTGATTTGCGCAGCTTCTCATTGCGGGCGTTCCAATCAAAAGCCCGTATCATCCACTGCCTGTAATCAAGAGGAATATCAGTTTTCCTCCCGAAAGGCATAATCTCTATTGGCTCACCTTGATTTTGTCTTAATGTTATCATTTGTTCAATGAAAATGCTCCGAACCGTAGGGCTAACCACGCATAACAGCAGCGTTGGAGGCCTTTCAGCTTCTCCACCCGTATTCGGAGCTTGAGTAATTACATTTAATCATCTGTTCGGTTATCACTCTCTTCCCGTATGGGACGCTTTGCTTCTAATTGTACAATTAGCTTGCGTGAGAGCCTTTTAATGTTGTACGATTTCGTGTCTTTGTCATTTAATATTCCGCATAACACATTGAGGTATCGTACCACTTGGTCGCGCTGTGCATTACTGATGATTATCATTTGAATATCACTTTAGGAGGAAGCGTCGCGCGCCCTGTGTCGGGAAAGTAAACTCTTTGGCAAGGTCGGGGTGCGCCGCCGTGAAAGCCTTTGCATCGAACTTATTGCTCGGTTTGGGGGCTTTCCAAGTTGCCAGCGTTTGCCCATCGTAACTGATAGCTTCCGCATCGCCGAAGCCGAGTTTTATTTTCTCCTCCAAAGCGGTTTTCTTTTCTTCAATAGCTGATAGCTCATCCTTAACGGCTTTCAAGTCTTGGTAGGCGGCGAAAATCTCGTCGTTTACCTCAACAATCTTACCGTCCGTATGGCGATTGTACTTCAACAGAATATCCTGCACGTTTGCTGCCGTCGGTTCTTGCTTGGCTTGGATATTATCAACCCAAAACTTATCTACCTCCTCAACCAACCAAGCGAAGAAGTCGGGAACAAATGCGAGGTCTTTGTAACCGAAGTTCCTGCCTTGTGTGAGCCAAGCTAACGAGCCGTGTTGGTAACCTGCTACTCCCAACTGATATTGTACCTGTACAAACCAATGTTTCGGTATATCGTCCTCGTCAATGGTCATTTGCGTTGTCTTACATTCCAATATGCCTTTATTTTCGTTGCTGTGAGGCATATCAGCCAGCCAATAAGTACGGTCGGGGCTTACTTGTAAATAAGGGCGTTCATCATCACGGATAAGCCAATCGCCAGCGGAAGACTTGATAACCTGTTGTCCCGTTTCATCTTGCCAAAATAGGCTAACAGCGTCTTCGAGGTAGTGCCCCGCTTTCATAGCGAAGTTTTCCTGCTTCGGAGCATCAAGGCCTACCTTGCGCCTCCATAACTGATAAGGGGTTTCCCACGGGTTGAGCCCAACTATTGTAGCGACTTCACTGCTACCTATTCCGCTCTCTCTGTATTTCAGCCACTCGGTTCTATCCTTTGGGCGAATAATTGTATTGCTCATTGCTCGCCCTCCTTTTCTTTACCTAACAGTTTTTCAGCTTCTTGTATAGCCAATGCCCTTACAGCATCATTTACTAAAAGAGGCATCTTTGGGCTATCCTCAAATGCATTTGCGATGGCTATCTTGATATTTAAGTTACTGCCTAACAAAGAAGTGTATAGATTAATGGAATTATCTTTTCTCATTTCTGCAATGATACACATCGAGCATCTGTTCTCATTGTCTTCATCATACCAAGCCCTGATACTATCTTTAATGCCCTTGAGCTCTTTATCCTCATTGGCATCTTCAGCATCTTTCTTCTCTTCGTTAGATTTGAAAACGTCTTCTCCGAATACCTTATGGAATTCGTGCTTTACTTGTTCTTTTGATACAGCAGGGCTGTTCGTTAGAACTTCGTATAATGCCTGCAATTTTTCTTTCTTTACGTCCATATTCATAGCGTGTTAAAATATTTTTGAAAACTAATAATTCTTACATTGTTTTTGTGCAGTTTACGTGCAACCTTTTCCATGTCTTCTTTTTTACCTTTATAGGCAATCGAGAAATCGTGCGTCCACCAATATTCTTTTGATTTTCGCCTATCGACAAGCATGAGGGTCGTATCGTCTTTTCTGCTGTCTTGGATAACAAGGTATAAATTCTTGTTATTTTTCTTAAGGCGGTGTCTCTTGCGATGTGAATGCGTAGCAGTATCTATACCAGCTAAATTTGCTATGGTATGTAATCTTTCAAATTCTCTTTCTGCAATATATTCGGCATAGCTAATATTCGCCTCGTAGTCGTCGTATATTTCAGACAAATGTTCTGCTTCTGTACACATATTGTTACTTTTTGGTTGTTGTTTTCTTTTGTTCTTTCGGCTGTTCGCTGTTTTTAATCTCCCCTGTTTCGGGGTCTACACCTGCGGGCGCTTTATCTGTTGCCTCAACGGCGGGAGGTGTTGGTTCGCCTGTTGCCTGTGCAATGGCAGCGGCAGCCTTATCCTGTGCCGATTTAGCTGCTTTCTCACCATCCGCCTGTTTCTTGGCTTCGGCAGCAGGGCGCACGAACGTTTCTTGTACCGTTGTCGACCCCTCCTTAATCGCATTGGCTGTAGCACGGAGCTCAAATACTTTTTCCTTGTCGATTTCCTCTATCTTACTGATGCCAAGATAGTTGAATAGCTGTTGTTCGGTAACACCGAGATTTCCGAAGTACTCGATAATAGCCTTGCGCCTCTTTTCGAGGTCTATATCCTGCCCAAGCGCAACTTTCTTAACATCGTTGATGATGCGCTTTGTTACCGCTTTCGGTATCACGGTTAATACGGCATTACGGAAAGCTATCGATGAGGCTGCATTCCCCGTTACTACCTGCATATCCTGCGAGTAAGTATAGCCTTTCTTCGTCATAATACTGCGCTTCACTTCCTTGCTTACAGCAAAGTTCGTTTCAAGATCGTGGCAGATAGCCTGTGCGGTTATCATGCGCCCGTCGTTACCAATGATGCGTGTCTGTACACGGAGATTACCCCAAGCCCCAGCGATGATTTCCGCCATACGAACGGATAGTCCCTCAATGATGGCATCCTCCCCGTTGGCGTCTTTTCTTTTAAGGCTGTAGAAGCAGTCCTCCGCAGTTTCTCTGTCCATCGTGGCGTATGTCGCTATCTTATTCAGAACAGCGTTTACATCACGCGGGTACTGTTTTGCGGTGGCAATCTGAATGTCTACCTCCGCACGATCAATAGCAGTCAACATTTCTGCCTGCTTTACTTCGATGATTTCATTTCCCATAATACTTTGGAATTATTTAATTTGTCCTCTATTCGCTTCGGACATTGCGTTTTCTTTTTCGAGTGAGTACCGGGCAAACCTAACGGGCTTACCTGTAGCCTTACAGATACTCTCTTCCATTGTCTTTTTGATTTGCATACCCTCCTGTCGGAGGTCGCTTATTCGTGAAGCGAGGCGGTAACAGCCATATTCTCTCAATGCCTCGAGGGCTGTTATTGAGCCACCATTCAACAGATGTTCGCGAATGAGCCGTTTGTGAGTGTTTGCCTGTTCCATTTTATTTGTTATTTATGTGTTGCCATATAGGTTGTGGCACGACTGTCTATTTCCGCGTTGGTAAGCACTTTTTCCTCGAGAAGCCATGCCTCCAACTCTGATTTTCTGAAATATAGCTTGCGGCTCTTCTTGTAGTGCGGTATCTGCCGCTCACTCGTAAGTCTGTATAAATGCCCCTTGCTGAACCCTGTAAAAAGTACTGCTTCGTCAAGGTCAAGGATAGCCTTTGCACTTATCGCCGCGAGCTTTTCAACCCTCCCAAGTTGGTTACTCAAATCCTGTAATGTCAAAGTCTGCTGTGCCATAATCACAAGTCCTCCTCCACCAATTTGTCCATATATCTTGGCATGTAACCGATGTGATACAACCATCTGCCAGCTAAAATACACAACGCGAGTACCACGAAAGCTGAAATTTTGATGATCAACCATTCATATAATGGTATTGGCGTGAGTGGGTTATCCTCGCCAGCCAGCAGCATAAAAGCTAAAAAACCTACTATGCAAAGTGCTGATAACGCACACCATTGTACGCATTTCTTTATCGTTGTATTCATACAGTAACCCCCCTTTGTTTTATTTTAGCTTCAACACGTCTACGGATAACGTAAATAGTACCTTGACTATGAATGCCGTACTTCTTCATTAAGTGCTCTGTAACGAGTGTCTTGCTTTGCCCCTCAACGGACATCAGAGCAGTGTACTCATTGTAGATAGCCAAGTCGCGCTCCTCGCGTTCCTTTTGGCAGTCCGTCTTGAAAATCTTTACTTTCTCCATCCCTTTACTTTTTAGTTTATTTTTATTTCCGATTTTAATTATTATTTCATATCTTTGTGCGGTTGTTTTATCGTAACCGCGATGCAAATATAAACAAGAAAAATGTTATAAGCAACAATATAAACACAATTCTTGTTCTAATTAACATTATTAAACAATTAAATTGTTTTTGTATGACAAAAAGTGAACGTTTTGGGAAAGCAGTCAACTATTTGCGAATGCAAGGTATGGTTGCAAAGAATGAGGATGTTGCCATAAAGATGGGGGCAGACCCATCTAATGTTTCAAGGTCGGTAAAAGGAACAGGTGGCTATCCCAGTGATAGTTTCCTGCGTAGGTTCAATACAGCTTTTGATAATATATTTAATTCAGATTGGTTATTGGCGGGTGAGGGTGAAATGCTTGTACACCACGTAAATCAGTCTGTTAATGGGGACAATAACACACAAATTGCAGGGAATAATAACCGTATAGCCTTACCAAGTACACTTGATAGGGCAATAAATGAAATTGCAGAACAGCGAAAACTTGTATCAAAAGCGCAGGAGCAAATAGATAGGCTTATTACATTATTAGAAAAAAAATAAAATTGTAGTTATGAGAAAAGTAATCTTATTTATAGCAGTGTTGTTATCGCTGTTCGCTTGCAGTAAGGATGACAACGAAAGTAAGGCAAACAAATTCAGTGAAGAAGAAACGGAGGTGTTGAAAGTCTTAGATGGGAAATGGGAAAAAGAAAGTAACTACTCTCCAGAAACGTTATCTTTTGAGCCTTTCAGTCAACAAAAGGTAATAAAAAGCTCAATAGGAGGTATCGGTTATTTCCATGGTAATGCCAAACGCCGCTTCGATTACATAGGTAAGCAAGAAGAATGGAAGATGTACTTTTATGTTGATACGAAAAAAAAGGAAATTTCTCTCTATGGAGTTGAGGACAATGGAACTTATAGCATTGTTCAGACGAAATTCTACGATTACAAGATTTTAGACAACAATACGATACAGCTACACGACAAATCGTTGTCTCAACTACTCGTGTACAATTACAAACGAATAAGATAAAATGGATTTATGGATTTTATCGATTATTATGACAATGGCACGAAAGGCTTGCGTATTGCCGCCTCCGTGTGTATGGTATTAGGCTGGATAGTTCTCGGTCTAAGTGTTATTGCCACCTTTGCAGCCATCGGTGAAATTGTCTTTGGCATACTTTTCCTCGGTGGCGCAGCATTTTGGTGTATAATGTATTTAACAGCTTGTGTTATACGGGCAATGGCTACGAGGACCGAGGCTGCACAACTCTATATCAATAAGAATGCAGAAGACGGAGACCAATACGATGAATAGTCGTTTACAGGAGATAATTAGATACAAGACAGGCGGGCGGCAGACAGAATTCGCCGCTCTGTGTGGGTGGACACCGCAGTACCTTGCAAAGTTATTACGAGGTGAGAACTTCGGGCTGCAACCCGTATTGACAATCCTCACTACGCTTCCCGAAATCAACGCCCGTTGGCTGTTGCTTGGGCAGGGGGATATGCTCGAAATCGGCAAGTTGTTCAATCTACAACGGGAAGCGTTCGCCCATATCCAAGCAATCCTCGAAATAGAAAAATATATCCCATTCATGTCGCCCGATGAGCTATACGAGTACGAGCAGGCCGTGACAACCGGAAGAAATCCTATTTTTAGCCCCGGAACGCTTTCATCTTGGAGGCAGCGGGCAAGTGAACGTGAAAACGAATTAAACGCGAAATTCGCCGCTGCAAACGCAAAATCAGAGAAGTTATGCAAACGCCCGACAGCCAAAAAGTAGTTAAACGCTTTTTCCAAGCCATATATTATTTGAAAGAGCAACGGATCATTAGAGGGAAACAAACGTTTACGGCAAAATATAAGATAAACCGCTGGAATATGAACACTCTCGAAAAAGACTTGACGAGGGATATTTTTCAACCAGCATGGTTAACATACCTTGTAAAGGATTTCGGGGTATCTTCTGAATGGCTACTTACAGGCAAAGGAGAGATAATGAAGACAAAAGAGGTGGCTAAGTAG